GCGGATAACGTCGTCGAGCTGAACAGCGCGAGGGCCAGCGCATGAACTCTCCGAACGCTATCGACTGGTTCCCGCCGCAATGGCTGACGATCCCGCCCGGCGAGTTGCTGGCAGCACCGAAGATGGGAGAGTTGCTAGACCATTTCGAGCGCGAGCTGGCACGCAAGAATGGCGGCCTCCGAAACAGCGAACACGAGAGCATGAGCGCATCGGTGCGCGCTGCAAGGCAGGCCATTGACCGCGGAGACGTTCACGCCGCCGCGATGAGCTTCTTCCTGTTGGGCATGGTGGTGCAGCGATTGAGCACCGCGCCGCGCGGGGAGGAGCTGACAGACCTGCTGCGCGCCGAACTGTCCGAACACCAGCGCCAGCTCCCGCTGAAACGAAAGAGCCTGCACGCGCAGCATGCGAAGGGATGGGCGCAGGACATAGCGCGGGCATTGTGGGAACAGGACGAGCACGAGGGCGTGCGCGTTGCTGAAATGGCCGATATGGTCTGGATGCGGGCGGCGAGCGCGGGCTCCTCGTTGTTCGAGGCATTCCCCGACAATGCTGTCGGTCTGCGCGCCTGGCTGCGCGAAGTGGCCCCGCCATCCGCGAAGAAGGCCGGCAGACCCCGCAAATAATCATCAGCCTCGCGCGAAAATCATAATTACCGCGCGGCGCGCAAATTTTCCCGCCCGCATCCCCGCGTAACACTGTGCTCACCTTCACCACGAGGTGCCGCACAAATGAACCACACCGCCGCAAACGCTGATCCGCTCCGCCCGCAGGGCGAGCTGCTGAAGCACCCCGACAGCCCGATCCGCTCGCGGATGTCCCTTGACCGATACCGCAAGCGCGGTCTTATCGAAACCGTCGAGATCAACGGCCGGCACTACCTGCGCGTGCAGCAAACGCTGCGCCGGCTGGGGATCGAGCCCACCGCGCGCGAGGCCGCAGCCTGAACCACAGACGAGCGCCAACCCGCCCGGAGCTGGCAGGCGAAAAGCGGGTGGCGCAAGGGGGACGAATGAACGATATCACGATTTCCGCCGATCATCATAACGGGCTCCTTCTCGCCGTCGAAGCGGCAGCCGATCTGCGCCGGGAGCGCCACGAACTCGAGATCCTGCTGCAGACTGTCGACGAGAAGCTCCGCGCGCGGCCTGCGGAGCCCGGCATCGCGCTGGCGCTGCTGAGTGCCGCGCGATTCTGCCTGGCCAACTCCGACACGCTCGAGGAGCTGACCGGCATTGTCACCGGGCTCGCCCACGAACTGGGCCCGGAGGTGCGCGCATGACGCCGCACCAGTTCGCCCGGCAAAAGCCCTGCCCGATGTGCCACGAGCCGGGCTATTGCCTGCACGGCGCCCCCCGCGCGCCGGGCGCCTGGGCGATCCCGACGGACCCGCGCGTGCTGCGGCTCGTGCTCGCGCTCGCGGATCACTGGGTGATCGACGCCAGCGGCGGCGCCCGCCTGTGGACCTACAGCGCGGGCGAGCTCGCCGAGGCGCTGCACTTCCTCGCGACCGCGAACCGCGACCAGCTCGGCGCCGCTTGCGCGCGCGCCCGCTGGGCGAACGGCGCCGCGCCCGACCCGCGCGTCGTGCCTTTCCCGCGCCGCGGGGTGCACGAATGACCGCCGCCGCGACGGCGCCGACATGGCCGGATGACGCGCCGGCAATAACCAATCGCGAATTCGTGCGGCTTGTGTTCGGTGACGCGGTGCCCTGGTTCGCGGCCTTCGTGCATTACCCGGTCCTCGAGGGCGCGAAAAAGGCCGCCTGGAAGGGCGCGCCGCTCGCGGGCGCCTGGCCGCGCGAGCTCGACAACCCCGCGGCGAACGCGTTCGTTTCCATCGGCAGCGTGCGCGACCCCGCTGCCGGGCGCGTGGAAACGAACTTTGCCGCGCTGCATGCGGTGGTCCTCGACGACGTGGGAACCAAGATCGACCCCGCCACGATCCGCCTGCCCCCGTCGGCGATCAACCAGACCAGCCAGCGCGACGGCGTGCCGAACTGCCAGTACTGGTATTTCCTCGACGCGCCATGCACTGACTTTGCGACCGCGAAGCGACTGACCGACGGACTGGTGAACGCGGGATTCAGCGATGCGGGCGCGAAGGGCGTGCTGCGCTATGCGCGGCTGCCCGTCGGCTCGAACTCGAAGCCCGAGTACGGGCAACCGATCCCGCATGCGCTGCTGCACATCGACGCCACGGCGCGCCACAGCGCGCAGGAGATCGCGCACGCTTTCGGGCTGGACCTTGACACCGGCGCGGCCCCGAACGCGGCCAGCGGCGAGCACAGCGGCTCAGGCAGCGCCACGGCCGAACTGGTGCGGCGGATCGTGACCGGCGAGAACTTCCACGACGCCACGCGCGACCTGGCCGCGAAGATGATTACGCAGGGCTGCGCGGGCGGCTTCGTGGTGAACCATGTGCGCGGGCTGCTGCACGCGGCGCCGGATCGCGACGGGCCACGCTGGCGGGACCGCTACGACGACGTGCCCGCGCTTGTCGACAGCGCGCAACGGAAATTCGCCCCCGAACCGGCCGCCCCCGAGCCCGCCGCCTGTCTGGTCGATCTGCACGACCTCGCGCATGCGGAAGTCCCTGCCCCGGCGCACATCATCGAGCGGCTGCTGCCCGAGCGGGCGGTAACGCTCCTGGGCGCGCACGGGGGCACTGGCAAAACGCTGCTCGCGCTCTTCCTCGCGGTCTGCGTCGCGACCGGGCGCGCCTTCCTGGGCCACGCGGTGAAGCGGTCGCGCGTGATTCTCTACAGCGCCGAGGACGGCGCCGCAATCCTGCGCTACCGCCTGCGGCGCATCCTCGCGCACTTGGGCGTTGACCCGGCCGAGCTCGACGGCTGGCTCTTCGTGCTCGACATGACGCAAGCGGAGCCGGTGCTCTATCGCGAGGAGCGCAACGGCGGAGTCCCGACGGAGCGTTACCACTGGCTCGCCGAACGGGTTGCAGAGTTCGCGGCCGATGTCGTGGTGATCGACAACGCCAGCGACACGTTCGATGCGAACCTGATCAGCACGCCGCGCGTGCGGCAGTTCATCCGGCTACTGGGGCGACTCGTGCAGGAGCGCAGCGGCGCGGTGCTGCTGCTCGCCCACCTCGACAAAGCGGCAGCGAAGGCGGGCCACAGCGCCGAGGGATACAGCGGCGCGGCCGCGTGGAACAACTGCGTGCGGAGCCGCCTGTTTCTCTTCGCCGCGGAAGGCGGCGCCGTGATCCTCGAGCACCAGAAAGCCAACTACGGGCCGAAGGCCGAGGACATGGCGCTGCACTGGCAGGACGGGCTGCTGGTCCCGGCGGGCGAAGCCGGTGACCCGGCCGCGCCGCTGATCGAGTTCCAGCGCCTGCGCACGGTGCTGCGCCTGATTCGCGACTTCAACGAGCGCGGCGAGGCCATATCGACGGCGACGCAGGCGCCGAACAACGCCTACCGACTGATGCACCGCGCGCAGACCTTTCCGCCGCGCCTGGGGCGCTCGCAACTGTTCGAGCTGCTGCGCAACGCCGAGCGGCAAAAGCTGATCGAGCGCGAGCTCTACAAGAACGCCGCGCGCGTCGAGAAGGAACGCTGGACGCTGACCGACAAGGGGCGCGCCGAGTGTTTCGCCTTCGCGCCCGGGCTGGATGAATCGAACGCACAGGAGGTGCCCGAGTGCCAAAGCGCCGAAAACTGAAAGACCCCGCCAACCCGCGGGCGCTGCGCCCGAAGCCGGGCGACGCTACGCGCGTGCTCGAGTTGTCGAAAGATGGCTTCAGCGTCGACGCCATCGCGCGGCGCCTGGGGATCAGCCCCGACACGTTCCTGCGCTGGCGCGACGATTATCCCGAGCTCGCGGACGCGCTCGCCGAGGGCAGGGTGCGCGAGCACCAGGTGCTCTACAACACGCTGTTTCAGGCCGCGCAGGGCGGCAACATCGTCGCGGCGATGTTTCTTTTGAAAGCCCGCCACGGCTACCGCGAGGGCGACCAGGGCGAGCTCGCAAACCGCGTCAGCATCAACTTCCAGTTACCGGGCGCGCTGCCGCTCGAACAATTCCGGGTGATCGAACATGAACCAAATCGAGCTGACGCCCTTCCAGCACAAGTTCCTCCTCCTGCCCGAAGAGGTTGACGCCTTCGCGGGCGGCGGAAGGGGTGGCGGAAAAAGCTACGGGTTGGCGTTGCTCGCGCTGCGCCACGCGGAGCAATACCGGGAGCGCGCGCGCATGCTGTTCGTGCGGCGATCCTACGCCGGCCTGCGCGACTTCGAGCTGCTGACGCGGGAGCTCTTCGGCGCGGTCTACGGCACCGCGGCGCGCTACAACGCGGGCGAGCACGTTTGGAAATTCCCGGGCGGCGCAACGCTTGAGCTGGCGCAGCTCGAGGACCACGGCGACCTTGCGAAATTCCAGGGGCGATCCGCGACGTTGACGATGATCGACGAGGCCGGGCAATACCCCGACCCGGCGCTGCTCGACATGCTGCGCGCGAACATGCGCGGCCCGAAGGGCATGCCGACCCGGACGATTCTGGGCGCGAATCCTGGCGGCCCCGGCCATCAATGGATCGCGCAGCGTTACGTATTCAAGGCCGCGCCGTGGACCCCGTTTCGCGAGGAAAAATCTGGGCGCCTGTTCGTCTACGCGCCGTCGACCTTCGAGGGCAACCCGCACATTGACCGCGACGCCTACCGCGCGCAGTTGCAGGCCGCATGCGCTGACGACCCCGAATTGCTGCGCGCCTGGGTCGACGGCGATTGGTCCGTCGCGCGCGGCGCGTTTTTCGCGTCGGTGCTCGAGGAGAAGCGCAACGCCTGCGATCCGTGGGAGTCGATCCCCGAGGGCTGGAGCACCTACATCAGCCACGACTGGGGCAGCGCGGCACCGTCCTGCACGTTCCTGTTCGCGGAATCCCCCGGCGGCGAAGGCCCGGACGGGCGCTATTACCCGCGCGGCTCGCTGGTGATCGTCGACGAATTTGCCACCCACAAGCCGGGGAACCTGAGCGCCGGTCTGGGCTGGGTGGTGCCGACCGTGGCGCACGAGATCGTCGCCATGTGTGCGCGCTGGGGCGTGTCGGCTGCCGGCTGCGCGGACGATGCGTGCTTCGCGCGCACGGGCAGCGGCGCGGGCTCGATTGCCGAGGAATTCAGGCGCGCGGGCGTGCGCTTCGAGCCGGCGAAAAAATCCGATAGGGCGACCGGCTGGCTGGTCCTGCGCCGCCTCATGGCCGATGCCGGCAAGCCCGACGTGCCGGGGCTCTACATCGCGCGCAACTGCACGTTTTTCTGGCAAACGGTGCCGGTGCTGCCGCGCGATCCGCGCCGGCCCGAGGATGTGGACAGCAGCGCGAACGATCACGCAGCAGACGCGGCGCGCTACGGCTGTCTGCGGATGCGCTGGGCGCGGGAAATCAACATGAAGATGGCGATTTGAGCTTTCGGAAGCCAACGGCGGGGCCGCTGGCGGGGGGATCAGTCGGCGAGTGCCCCCCAGTGCAAACGAACCCCGACAGCCCGTGGCATCTCGCCGCCGATCGGCAAACCTCCTCGAGATGCGCGACGGGCAAACATCTTTTAACTGATTGAGGTACTGACGATGAAAGCAATGAAACCCGCACTGCTGAGTTCCAGCAACGTGCGCAGATTGATGCAAGAGGGTAAGCGCGAGGGCAGCTACGCGTTCATCCGCACCGCGCAGGCGGTGGATGAACTGAGCCGGCTGCACGACGCCCTGGACAGCCTGCACCGCACGCCGAATCCGTCGCTGACGAAAGAGGCGCGCGCGATGAAGTACCGGGCGCAATTCACCCGCGCGATGGAAGCCGGCAAGGCCAGCGCCCTGGCGGCGGTCGATGCGCTGAATGCGCGCGAGGCCGAGATCAAGAAGCAGGCCGAGGTGCGCGCCGGCCTGCATTCGCACATTGACGCGGCCACGCTCGCCGAGGTCCGCAACGCCCTGCGTCAACTGCCGCAGGCCGAGCGCGATGCCGCGATCCGCGATGCTGCCCAGCGTGGTGACGCGGCGGTGATCCAGGCGGTGCGCAATGCGCCCTCCGCGCTGCTGACCGGGCACGTTGGCGTGCCGATGGAAAGCCTGCTGGAAATGCTGGTGACACGCGCAGCACCCGACCTGATCGACGAACTCGGCGACATCAGTACGGCGTTCGATCTGCTCAACGGTGCAACCGGCGCATTTGCCCGCGAAGCCGAGGCGCGGCGCGATCCGCATCTCGAGGCGCTGGCTGATGACCAGGAGGCCCGCACACGCGCTGCCGATGCGCTGATCGATGCTGCTGTCGCTGGCGGGCCTGCAACGCTGCCGACCGATCCACCGGCGGCCTGATGAATCCGCGACGCAGCGGCGCGGTCAACCCGCTGCAACCTATCCACTTTGAGGACTGAGCAATGGCAACTGATCTGGTAAATGGCGGCGTGACCCTTAAGCCGGGCATCCCGCGTCACGAGTACACGCCGACCCCGGCGCTTTTCGAGAAATTCTTTCGCCTTGAGCCGAGCGAGCAACTGGAGGTAATCGAGGTGCTGCGACACATGCACCGCGGTCAATCGTTCAACGATTCGCTGCTTGCAGTGCGCGGCGGTCCCGACTCCATCGCGCCGCGTTCCTGGCGTCATTTGTGACCGCAACGCCCGGGGCGACCCGGGCATCCCTTCCACCTCGAGGGCGCGTGGTATGCACGACGATTGGAAGCGGCTGACGCTGGCGACCTGGGCACGCTGGACGGCGGCCGGGAAGCCGCTGCACTTCTCGCCGTTCGGCGACTCCGTGGCCGGGCGCGAGGCATTCATCCCCCGCGACCGGCGCCGCTACCGCACCGACGCGGCTTTGTGGCAGGACGGCGAACTCGACATCGACGAGGGCGTCGGCTGGCTGATGCGGATCGACAGCAGGCTACACGGCGCCCTGAGCGCGCCGGAGCGGCGCGTGCTGCTGGCAGCGTGCGCTCCCCTGGGCAGGCCGCTTCCTGCGGCTGAGCGGGCGCAGGCGGCCGGCGTGGACGTGGACGAGCTGCACCGGGTCCGGCGGGCAGCGATGGCGCTGTTGGACTGACCTACTGCACCCGCCGGGCGGGCTCGGGTGACATCCAGCCGGTTTCGCGCACCAGGGCTGCCAGCTCCTGCTCTGCCAGTTCGAGCAACTGCGCCACGTCCGCGTGGCGTCCTGCCTCGTGCGCCTCGCGCGCCTTCCTGAGCAACACCAACCCCACGGCAAGCTGTAGCGACTGCATGGCGGCGGCCTCGTGTTCGAAGTCGCCACGGTAGCGGGTCCGGGCGCGGCTGTCGTGGCCCGGATGGGCCATGCGCGGGCGTCGTGTGCTGCGCTATGGTGCATGCCGATGACGCAAGCACGAGGGCACGCGATGAGCACGGTCATGGTACGGGTCCACCTGGTGAACGGTGACCTGCAGGAATTCCGCGAGGGGGGCGACTTCCTGCGTCGGCTGGCGCGCCTCGAGCGCGAAGGGCTGCAGGGGCGGGCGTTGATCCATGAGCTGATCACGGACGACTGGGGCGCGCCACCCGTGCGGGTCGTGCTGTCGGGCACCGATCTGGCCGGCGCGGCATTCACGCGGAGCATCCCGTACACCTGACCGGGAGCACCGGCCGGGCCTCGAAGTGGTTGCAGATTTGGCCGGGCGGCCCCCGCGCGCGGAGGGCGCTGCAATAGCTGCAACAACTGCAACGACCCCCCATACCCCCCGCAACCTTGTTGCACCGGGAGTGCAACGCTTGCAACTAGTGCAATAGCTGTAGTGGTTGCACAGTGGTTGCAAGCTATTGCAAGGCAAGCGCAGCGGCGCGCGCGAGGGCGCCAGCGTGCGGCCGGGGATCGGTGCGAGTGCGGCGAGGCGGGCGACGGTATAACGGGGCAGCAGTGGTGCAGCGAAGCGCGGGAGGCCCGCCAACCCCCACGGCCCCGCCGCTAAAAAAAGTTACCCCCAGAGTTACCCCGTTGCCCGAAAGCCAGAAACAAAAAGGGGCTGCATTGCTGCAACCCCTTGATGTTCCACACTAAAGTGGCTCCGCCTGTTGGGCTCGAACCAACGACCCGCTGATTAACAGTCAGCTGCTCTACCTGCTGAGCTAAGGCGGAATAAACCGGTGCTCGTCGAGGCCGCGTATCTTAATGAGGGGGTGGGACGAGGTCAATACATCCGCAAAGAGGAATTAAGTGGCATCACGCGGGCGGTCGCGCGCTGCGCTCGCTGCTGCGCAGCCGGTCTGGCGCGGGCCATCGCAGATTGCGTTCTGCGCGTAGAATGGGCGCTTTGTGCCGTCGCTGTGATGGCGCGACTTGCCTGAAGGCCCCGGAAGCCCCCGAAGCCCATGAAGCGATTCACGATTCACTCCGCGTTCGAGCCGGCGGGAGACCAGCCCCAGGCGATCGACGAACTGGTCGACGGCATCGAGTCCGGCCTGCTCGCGCAGACGCTGCTGGGCGTGACGGGGTCGGGGAAGACCTTCACCGTGGCGCATGTGATCGAGCGCATCCAGCGACCCGCGATCGTGCTGGCCCCGAACAAGACGCTGGCCGCGCAGCTCTACGGCGAATTCCGCGAGTTCTTCCCCGAAAACGCGGTCGAGTATTTCGTTTCCTACTACGACTACTACCAGCCCGAAGCCTACGTGCCGTCCTCCGATACCTTCATCGAGAAGGACGCCTCGGTGAACGAGCACATCGAGCAGATGCGGCTGTCGGCGACCAAGGCGCTGCTGGAGCGCCGGGACGCGATCGTCGTGGCCACGGTCTCCGCGATCTATGGCCTCGGTGACCCGGGCTCCTACCTCAGGATGGTGGTGCACATCGACCGCGGCGACACGATCGACCAGCGCAACCTGCTGCGGCGCCTTGCCGAGCTGCAGTACCAGCGCAACGATGTCGACTTCCACCGCGGCACCTACCGCGTGCGCGGCGACGTGATCGACATCTTCCCGGCGGAATCCGACCAGGAGGCCGTGCGCGTCGAGCTCTTCGACGAACAGGTCGAGCAGATCACGGTGTTCGATCCGCTGACCGGTGCGGTGCTGCGCAACCTGCCGCGGGTCACGATCTACCCCAAGACGCACTACGTCACGCCGCGCGACACCCTGCTCGGGGCCATCGACAAGATCGAGGCCGAGCTGCTGGTGCGCCTCGCGGAGCTGCGCGTCGCCGACAAGCTGGTCGAGGCACAGCGCCTCGAGCAGCGTACGCGCTACGACGTCGAGATGATCCGCGAGCTCGGCTACTGCACGGGCATCGAGAACTACTCGCGGCATCTCTCGGGCGGTGCCCCCGGCGAGCCGCCGCCGACGCTGTTCGACTACATCCCGAAGGACGCCCTGGTGGTCGTGGACGAGTCGCACGTCACGATTCCTCAGCTCGGGGGCATGTACAAGGGCGACCGCTCGCGCAAGGAAACGCTGGTCGAGTACGGGTTCCGCCTGCCATCGGCGCTGGACAACCGGCCGCTGCGCTTCGAGGAATGGGAGCGTCGCGTGCCGCAGCTGATCTTCGTCTCGGCGACCCCCGGTCCCTACGAAATGCAGCACAGCGGCCGCGTGGTCGAGCAGGTCGTGCGGCCAACCGGTCTCGTGGATCCGCAGATCATCGTGCGGCCGGCCTCGTCGCAAGTCGATGACCTGCTCTCGGAAATCCGCGTGCGCGTCGCGCAGGCCGAGCGTGTGCTGGTCACGGTGTTGACGAAGCGCATGGCCGAGGACCTCACCGAGTACCTGCACGAGCACGGCGTGCGCGTGCGCTACCTGCATTCCGACATCGAGACGGTGGAGCGCGTAGAGATCATCCGCGACCTGCGGCTCGGGGAGTTCGATGTGCTGGTCGGGATCAACCTGCTGCGCGAGGGACTCGACATGCCCGAGGTGTCGCTGGTCGCGATCCTGGATGCGGACAAGGAAGGCTTCCTGCGTTCCGAGCGCTCGCTGATCCAGACCATCGGGCGCGCGGCGCGCAACCTCAACGGTACCGCGATCCTCTACGCCGACAACATGACCGGCTCGATGCAGCGCGCCATCGACGAGACCGGGCGCCGGCGCGACAAGCAGCTGCGCCACAACG